CGAAACACCCACCCCTTCGGCTTGATAGAAAATGTATCTTAGAACTGCTTGATAACAAATGCAGAACAAGTACCCCCTGACTCTGCTGTCAAAGCATATGCAACGATGGGAATAGTATCACCATTTACATATTCTCGTGCGTCACCAGCAGTATCAGAAACACACAAACGATCACCAATTGCAATGCTTTCGCCTGTCTCTATATCTGCTGTTTCATGAACACCTGCAATAGTAACATCAACGTTTTCACCATCTTCAGCAGCGTTCAATGCAAAACCAATACCGATAACTGTGTTACCAGAGGTACTGTTTGCAGGAACAACTGTTGCGCATTTTACGCCCAAACCAGTCTGAGACAAGTCCAAGGCAACCAATTGGTTTGCAGCAATGGTTCCACCAGCAACAAATGTTTCGATTTGTCTACGGTTCATTACACTGAATCCAACAGCTTCAGAAGAACCATCACGTTGATCAGCAGGATATGCACTTGTTTCCAAGTATTGAATAATTGTATTAGTAGCCATGATAGCCCCCCTTAGTAAGTTTCAGCGTCAAACAGAACACCACAAGAACCAAGATGATCTGCAATCAATTGCATTTTAACATACAATTGTGCAGCTCGTGCAGTAGTTCCACTGATGTGCTCAAATGGTGAAACAGCGAAGTCAGCATCTTTGTGCATGCACAACTTAACACCGTCGAAGTTAAGGAAGTAGCCAGACATTTTACCAGCACCGAAGTCTGATGATGTATAGTCAAAACCAAGTTCAAGGTCTTGCTCAACAACAGCACCACCAAAAGCAAGTTGCATACGTCCACCATCAAGAGTCTTCTCGTTGATGTAACGCTCTTGTGCAAACAAAGCACGACGGTAGTTAGCCATTGCATTTTCAGACAACAATACACACTGGATCTCGCCCATGTGAGTTACAGTGTTTGCTTTGATAGCCATCTTTTGCATTTCAACGATCCCGTTTGTAGAGAAGTCGTTTTGTACATCAGCGGCTTGGTTCAACCAACCATTAACAGGATAAGATTGCTTAGAGATACCACCAACAGTGTTACCGTTGTTGCCTTGCTCAGTTTTAGTTTCTGCTTCCAAGAAACCACCAGTAACAGCACCGTTCAAAGTGTTGACAGTAGTCAAGATGGAAGAGTTACCACGCAACAGCTGCTTGTTCAACTCACGACGAAGCATACCCATTACAGAACGCATACGAGCTTCAACAATCTTTACGATAGCCTTCTCGCCTTTGTTCTCAAGTTCTTCCTTCTTGGTGATAACGATTGGAGCAGTAAAGTCCGACCATTCGTAAATGGCAGGTTGCAATACGTCTTTAACTGCAAGGTTTACAGCTTCGTATCCAGTAGGAAGGTTGGTGATTTGTGAGTGCTCAGCGATAGAGAGTGGACGTTGGATTTTAATACCACCATCTTCATACTCAATACCGTTGAATCGTTTTGCGTTATCAAGGAACGCGACCTTTTGAAAGAGTTCGTCAACTTCACCATCACGGATGGAATACAGGGTTGACGATAGCAAATCATTAGAAATAGCCATTGTTTTACCTTTGTGTTTAGATTTGTGTTTTGCCTAAACCGTATTCCCTATGGAATGGTTGTTGTCCGAGTGCTCTGTGAGTTCATTCAACATAGGCATTGTAGATTGTAATTGTTGTATTGTCAAGCCTATGCAAGCAGCCCTGCTTTGAACTGTTGTAACATTGCATACAGGTAGTTGCCTGGACACTCGGTTGCACCGAAGTCACGATGCCCATAAATGTCGCTGCGTTGTAGTTTATATTCATCCATCAACATCTTCAGTTTGCCCCACAACGACTCCATTTGTGCGGTGCTAGGAGCTTCAGTAGATGTATTGCCAGTTACACAGATGCCAATCGAGCCTCTGTTTTCACCCTTGCAGTGAGCACCAGTTTTGTTGATGTGACGGCCTGCCACAACTTCACCGGTACCCAATACAATGTAGTGATACCCAATGTCAGACCAACCGTTGCCATTCACATGCCAATCGTATATCTGCTCTCGCGTTGTACTTTTCGGCGATGCAGAATGGTGGACAATGATTTTATTTACAGTTCTCTTACCTTTGGGCATGACGGCTCCTACTTCTTAGCCTGTAGTGATTTGTGATATTGGTACGCTTCCCACGCGCTACGAAACTTGGGTGTACCACTTGGAGTAACAGATTTACCACCAGATGTTTTACGCAATGTTTTACGGCGTGTAGACTTCTGCTTGGCTACCTCTTCTCGTTCTGTCTTTAACTTCTGTGCATCTACCTTGGCTTTTACAATGTAGAAAGCATCTTCCAAACGCAGCTCCGGTCTGTCTTGTAGCATCTGTGCTACAGGCAAGCGGTAGTCGTCATCCATTAACTCTGGATTGTCAGTCTTAAACTGTTCCAGTTGGAATCGACGTTGCTTCATCTGTATTTCTTCTTGGGCTGGCTTCATCATTTCTTGCAACATCTTTGCTGCTTGACGCTTGATTTCAGCCTGCATGCCTTCTGTAGTGTAGATGTCGTACTCTTCATCCTTGGCTAGCTCTTCTTCTGCTCGCTTAAGGAAGGGGTTGTTGAGCGCGTTATCCTGGTTGCGCTGCAGTTCTGCTCGTTCTGCTTCAAGTGCTTTTCGCATTTCAGCCAACTCTTGTGTTTTGCGAGTATATGATGAGCGTATATTAGCAACATGTTTTCTCACGTCCTCTGGTATATGCTGCATCCACTCATGCAACGGCTTCATACCCTTGTGGTTGGCATCCTCTGTAAACTCTTCGTAGTCCTCTTCATCAATGCCAAGTAGTTCCTCAATAGTCATGAGCTCTACATTTTCTTCACCACCATCAGCACTAACATCGTCTGTTTCAGCGACCGCTTCAGTCTCGGTGGCTTCTGCTTCTACTGCTTCGGTAGGTTCTGCGGTTTCGACAGTCTCGTTTGAGGTATTGTCATTCATGGTTATCTCCTCTTGGAATGGCAGCTGCACCCTTTCTTCTTTGGCTTTTTGGATGCGGCTTGGTTTGCTTTGATTGCCCGAAGGCGTTTGGTTGCGGACTTCTTAGTCTTAGACTTGCCTTTTACTTTGTCGATTTTATATCCACCTTTGGTTTTACGTATTGGCATTACATTCTCTCCATGAAAAGTGCATCCACGTCCTCTGGTGGCATATCTTGTGTTGGTGCATCCTCATCAACCATTTCTTCACCTTCTTCCGGTTCTTCGGTTGGTTGTGATCTGAGATAGCGGTCGTATTGTTTGTCCGATGCAAGCTTGTTGATTTTACCAGCAAGTATCATCAAGTTCCCATCAGATGTAATGTCCTCGAAGTCAAAGCCAAACTCGTCATCCACGATGCCCTTCTCTACGGCATCATCAGTAGCACCTTGGAACATGGCAAGTACACGTACAAAGTCTGTCGGAAACTCTGTAATCTCACCTTCAAACATTGGGTAGTCCGGGGTCTGCCCAAACTTTGGCAACAAACGATTGGTTGCTTTTACCAGGTTGTTGAGTGCCTTTGCACTGAATCGACCACGCGGTGCCATTTCAGCAAACGCTACTTCTTCTTCTTGTTCTGCTGCCCCAATCTCGGCATCTAGTCCCATCATTTCTTCATTCATCTTTCTTACCCCATGTTTCATCAAGTTTACCACTAACCGCATCGCGTGCAGTAAATGCTTCCACCACGGCTTCTTCTTTTGTTTTACCACTTTTCAGAGCCTCCGTGTATGTTTCAATATTTTTATCTTGTGCTTTTACCCTGCGTTTCTGTGTCTCTACCGCAGTATCCCAACGGTCTTTCGGTAGGTCTGCTTCACATACAAACCCTCTACCTTCCATAATCTTTTGTTCTGTGTGTCTGTTGGCTACATGCTTGCCCAGTGCCTTTGAGAAGTACCCATTGACACCATGCTTGCCAGTGCCAGCCCAGCTACTGTGAGTATTGGGAGCCATGAGGACCCTGTACAAGTCACCACCACACCCCTGCAGTTCTGTGTCTGCACCACATACCTTGGGTATATTGTCGTTCTCATAGTCTTGAAAGAAGATGAGCTCTTCGTGTTCTTTGGAACATACTTGGCAACGGTAGGTATATAGTGGCATGGTTATCTCTGTTGGTTAAGCATTTGAGCGAGTTGAGCAGATGGTAGTTCACCTTGCGCACCGATTTCGCCTGGAGTGGTCTGCATCGCTTCTGGTGAAGCACCACCCATACCCTGTGGTGGTGCTGGTGGTGCTGGCATAGCTTCCATAAAGGATTCAGGTAAGTCATAGATGCGTATCAGTTCTTCCTTAATCTTCTCTGCAGGTACACCCAACTGTGTAAGCACTGGAAGCAACTGGACAAGGTTGTTACGCTTTAAGGCTTCTGAAAGTGGAGTAGACGACTGGTCCAATGCCACAATCTTAAACTTGGCATCCAAATCCTGTACGGTGATCACCTTCGGTAAACCATCCACCTCAATCACAGCCTGCTCTTTGTCTTCAGCCAGCAACGATATGATACGAAGGTACGTCAAGGCAATCAGTTCTATGGCATTGTCACGCTCACGGGCCAACTTACCAATCTCCGATGCAGAGTACTGAGCAAGGGCAGTCACCTCAGTAGCCGTTGCCTTCGTCGCTTCCCCTCGACTGAACGGTGCCAAGATGCTACCCCGATTTATGTCCTGCTCGATGTAGCCTAAGTATCTGTCGAAGTTGCCAGACAATGGTTCTACACCTACAGCACGGATGATGCCATCAAGTACAGGTTCATCGACAGGTATCATTGCCCCGTCAACACCTGCAGTAATCTTTGCCAAGGCTTCTTCATCCAGTGAACCCTCTTTGTACAAATACTGTCTACTGTCTCTACGTACGGAGTTTGCCCAATACGTACGCAATATGTTCTTCTCATAGAACTGGTCGTATACCCTCGACACTGCCGACAATCCACACATGGGCTTTTCTGGCTTACGTGCGTAGAACAACGGACAGATAGGAGACATTGGACGGTCATCATACGTACGTACAGGTATCTCACTCTTCTCCAAGAGCTCACCACCATCACGGTAGTTGGGGCTCCAGAAGTACAATCTGTCATACGCCAAATCATAGAACTCTACAATCTGCACATACAAGTAGTCATCCGGCAAGTCCTCACTCACACCCGTGTATTTCTCCTGCGGTGTAAAGTAGTCCACCTTTGGGATGGGCGTAAACTTCTTGGCACCAAACCGCTCACGCACTTCTGGCATCGGCAAGTAGTACACATGTGCCATAAACCTCTGCTCATCCCATGCACAAGCATCCATATCCACAATCACTTCCCAACACGGAATAGCACGAATCGATACTTTCTCAAGCATGTCCGTGCTATCAGTGGGAGAGAGTTTGAGGAAGGAAGAGGGATAAATAAGGGCAAGTCTAGAAGCTATCTCCAGCTGTTCTCTTTTATCAAACAAAAACCGATTGACAACCGATTGAGCCATTTTGGCATTGCCTTCGATTATTGATGCATCTTTCGCCACAACCACAGCAGGATTGCGAGAAAACAAAGAAGCGATAAAACCTTCAACGTAACTGAAGCAGTCAGCGGTTTCCACTCGAACCATGGTGTCGTCCATGTACTCGGACTGCCAGAAACGGTTCTCATAGACATCGCGATACCTCTTCATTTCAGCTCGCTGATCATCCCAGAAATGATTGTGTTCATCCAAGACAGTCTTGATCAACGCTACTGTTTCTTTATTGGTTCTCATTGCTCTTCTCCTCAACAACA